TCAAGGGCGGCGAGGTCTAGGGATTCGCCGATGCTGTAGAAGGCGATGCGGGCGTTGGAGAAATTACCACCTGCAGTAAAAATCAGCAAGTTGTTAGAACTTGCACTAACTGATGCGTCAGTATAAGCAAGCTGCGAACCACTGCACCTTGCCACCCACTCAGTAGGTCCTGAACGACTGACTGACTGGAGACCACCATTTGATACAGAACGGTTCCGAACAGGTGAACTATCTCTCGAAACAAAGCGAGTTTGGCTATTGTCAGGGTAATCAAAGATAACAGTATCACCAGTCACACCAGCCAGTTGACGAGCTTGAAGTGTCCCCAATGTACCAGCATAGACAGAAAGGTGTTGATTATTTAATGGATCGTCTGTTCCACGCCTGTTGCTATCTAAATACTTCGTGCTTCCATCCCCTAGCAATCCCGTCTCACGGTTGTAATCACCAGAGACAAAGTTGTAGTTTGTTGGTGCCGTCCCAACAAGCGGAACCAAAGCACCATTCAACGTTCTAGCACCTGCAAGAATACAACACGCCTTAATTGCATCCCAGATGCCATCATTCTTGCAGCCAAGGACAAAATCATTGATCGCCTTGGCTACACCAAATTCTAATTCTTGGCCATCGGCTGCCTCCACAGCAGCGACATAAGACACTGCTTCAGGTTCGGTCAGTCCGTTCCAACCAGGCACCCATCGCAGCGTCATACCTCACCTCCGTCGGGCTCAGTAGTGTCGCCACTGTCTACAACGGGAGGTTGCCAGTTGGGATCGTATGGGGTGCCATCAGGATTGAACTGAGGCGGGGTAGGACCAACGTAATACGGTCCAACTTTGAGGTCTTGGCACACCTTGGTGGCCATGCTGGTGGCATAAGCGCCAACCACTTCTTCAGGAGAGATGCCTTCAAGTGAGGCAGTAGCAATGATGCCGGGGACGAGAGAATCGTCGATAGAAATTGTGAAGTTAGCCATTGGATCAGGTAGCGATGAGACCAAGGTCGCGCATCCGAGAGAGGAGCGCGTTTAGTTGCGTGATGGCCGATGCAGCGTCAGTTGCGTCTGCAACGGCAGTGGGTTGAACAACAGGAGTAGCGTTGTAAAAACCAAGCTTTTGCGTGATAGCTGTGCCAATTTTGGTGCCGTTTCCTGTGTTTGAATGTATGTCTCCTGCCGACAAATAAATACTTCCATAAAGAAAAGCACTTCTACCATCAAAATCAGAGACTGTTCTGAATGTACCGTTGCTATCAACGCGTGCCTTGCTCGCCCCATTGATCTGCAAATCTAGAAGGTTCCCACCAAACCCACTCGCTGCATTAACACCAAGACCAGTACCACTCGTGCTCCACGCAGTCGAAGTCGTACCAGTTGGTTCAATCAGCAGTTGAGGCTTGGTCGTGATAGCAGTGCCACCAGTGAACCAAGAGCCAGTAAAGGAAACAGGTGGTGTGGATGCAGCACCTGCCAAGCTGATGTTGATCTCACCAGTGCTGCCGATATTGGCAGAAGTGAGGCCAGCTTGAGCACCAGCATTGTTATAGGTAACTTGCCCAGTAGACCCAGCAACTAATGCGACGGTGCCAGTGGCATCCGGGAAGCTGATCGTGCGGTTGGCAGTAGGTGTGACTACCTGCACGGTGGTTTCGTAGGTGCCGCCGTCATCGAGGTTGATGTCACCGCCAACGCCCAGCTCTTTGCCGCTGTCGTCCCAAGTCAGGTCGGCCGAGCCAGCCAGTGCGCCGCTGCTGTTGTATTGAATTTGCGTATCAGCGCCAGCAACATATGCACTGCCGCCACCGCCAAATGCCGAACTGAGAGTTAGGGTTTCCATGGATCAGATAGTGCCAAGCACAGTCGCGACAGAGGGAGTGCCACCACTTAAACTCACAAGCCGAACGCGCACAAATTGAACCGGAGCAAACAAAACGTATCCATATGTACCATTTGCTGTAATTGTATAATCAACTTGATTTGCAGCTAAATTAAAATAATTATTACCATCAACGCTGCCCTCAAAACGAATAACAACGTTGGTTCCAATATCCGCAACAGTTACCTGAAAGCTTAAATTCGCTCCAGTGCTCTTCTGCGCTGCCGTGACACCAGGAGCCGTCAGCGCCTCAAGGCTTGCGGTATCAAAAGAGCTGTCGTATCCGAATGGCATTAGATGGCAGCCGCTACAGCAATCATAACCAAAGAAAAGCCTCAGGTCACTAATGCAACCTGAGGCCCCGTTCGACATCCGCTATCAAGCGTACTTCTTGGCAGCCACAGCGTTGAGGCTGTAAGTGTGGGTAGAAGTAGAGGTGGTGGAAACAGCCTTCACCCAACGCTTAGCGCTGGACTTAGGGAAGGCGATGTACTGCTTGGAAGCAGAGGTGCTCACCTGGGCGAAAGCAACGGTGCCAGAGGCTTGCTCGGTGCCGTCCAGAGAGAAAACAGCGGTGATGTCGCTGTAGGTACCGCCGGAAGTGTCGGCAGACTGAAACTTGACGTCGAGGGTGGAAGTACCACCGTTCTCAACGTCGAGGATCACGACGATGTCGCCTTCGTAGTCGTTGAGGTCAACGGCGGTGCCGTCGAGATCAGCGGTGCGGGCAGCCGTAGGCGCAAAGGCCAGGTGGCTGAGCTTGTCGAGAGTTTGGGAAAGAAGGGCCATGGCTCACTCCTTGGGGGCAGTGGAACGAGTGCGCTTAGGCTTGACCTCTGCCTCGGCCGGGGGCTCAGGCTTAGGTTCAGGCTTAGCAGCTTCGGGCTCTTCAGCCTTGCGGGCTTTGCCGAGTCCGATAAGCATTTGGGCGTCGGCCAGACTGACCTCGGCAAAGGAGCCCGCCGAAGCAGGCTCCCCCGAGATCATTACCGGCCGCAGGATTTCAACTCGCATGAGTTACTCCGCGGTGGTCAGATCTCACCTAGAGATCAGGTGCCCAGGCAGAAGGCGCCAGGCTGCTTGACGGCCACATCGACGTCCTGGAGGGCGATGATGCGGACGGTGCCAGCGGTTGCACCGGCGTAGGGATCGACGGTCAGATCCAGGCCGGACCACATGCCCATGATCATCATGGAGAAGTCGCCGAACAGAGCGTCGTTGTTCTGCAGCTGGTTCGACACGATCACGGGGTAGCCGTTGATCTGGTCGTTCTCGTACACGAACTGGGCGGTGCCAGTTGCCTTCTCGGTGCTCTTCAGGGCGCCGCGGGCAGAAGCGTTCACGATGTAACGCAGGGAGCCAGCGTCGGCGTTAGCAGCAGCAACATCGGTCTCCATGCCGATGTACTCGGCGAAGGTTCCGAAGGTGGTGATGGTCTGGGAACCGATGCCGCTGACGTTGGTCAGGCCCAGGGGCTGGTTGGAGGAGCCGGTGCCGTAGATGGCAGCGCGGTCCAGTTCCAGAGCGATCACGCGGGTCAGGTCGTTGCGGACCATGCCCTCGACGTCGATGGAGGACTGGAGCAGCAGGCGACGGCTGTAGTCAACGAATGCACCCACCGTTTTGGGGGTCATGTTGACCTGGTCGATGGCTTGCTGGCTCTCGGTGGGAGCAGCGTTTTCCCCGACCCAGTAAGCGGTGGACGCAGAAGTCTGACGGGGGATAGAGATGTTGCCCTGCAGACCGGTCAGCATGGTCACGCCGGCTTGAGCCAGAGCGAGACGGTTGCGGAGCAGGTCGATGAAGGAGCCGGACAGCAGCTCATCGGCGACCAGGTTGCCACCGGCGGTTGCGGTGCCAACGGTCAGGTCACGACGCAGCACCTCGTTGGGCACCACGATGCCGTTGCTGGAGCGCTCGTACTTCTTAGCGGCGGCCTCGCCGACTTCGATCTCGAACTCAGCCGCGCGGCGAGCCGAAGCGTCACCAGGGTTGGCCAGGTAGTTCAGAGCGCGAACAAAGCTGAAGCGCTTGGTCTCTTGAGAAGACAGGCCAACGTCGTTGGAGGTGACGTCGGTCGAGCGGATGGGTTGTTCCACGGGGGTAGAGCCGAGTTTGTCGAGGACGGCTGCGCGGGCTTCGTCGATGGTGCGACCACCGTCGATCAGCTCACGAGCCAGGTCTTGCATCTGGTGCTTAGCGCCCAGTGCGTTGATGGCGGCGATACGAGTCCGCTCGGCCTCAGCGGCCTTGGACCGGATCACCTCCAAGTCGGGGGTGTTTTCTTCCATTGCAGGAATGGGGATAGATGCGGTGTCGGCCGCTTGGCGTGTCGTTTCTTCTTCCACTACTTGTGCAGCGGGAGAAGCTACTTCGTCACTAATACTAGGCTCAGTGACTTGCAAGACCTCATCCATAATCGGTTCAGGGGAAAGTAGTGAACGGCCGATCCCAATTGTGGGATCCGCCGGAATACTTACAACCGAAACTTCGTGAGGTGCCCAGCTGGTCGCGACAAAATCACCTTCCCGCTCTTCCATCTGATTGATGGCGTAGCCGAAGCTGATCCCACGCAGGATTCCGTCCTTGACGTCGTCAAGAACTTCTTGGGCGAACTTGTTACGCGAAAAACGCACTTTTGCGTAGCCGCGCTTCTTCTCGCCGTCGACCCAGGCACGCTCCACCACGCCCACGACTTTGTCGGGATTGTGGTTGAACAGCAGAGGCGCACCATCGTTTAGACGGCTCAGGTCTGCAGCCTGCTCGTCGTGGCTAAGCACTTCGTTGCCGAAGTAGCGGGCCACGGGGTACTCGGAGCTGAAGGGGAACTCGAAAGTCCGCTCCTTGATGCTGCGAAACTCAGTCGCTTCGGTGCGGGTGTACTTGCCACCCTCGATGTCGCGCACTGAAGTCTCAGGGGCTTCTTCGACCACCTCTTCAACCTCAGCAGGCTCCTCGACTTCAAGAGAACGCAGAGGCGCAATCTTGCTCAAGGTGCTGAAGCGGTGGCCGACGCGGGTGTCGGTTTTCATGTAGCCCTCGCCATCTGACTCGGGCCGGAAGACTGCGATTAGAGCCGCAGGATCTTCTGCAGTGCCGTTGACCGTGAAGGTGCTATCGGGAACATCAATGCTCCCGTCGCGTTCCACGCGCTCGATCTGGCCACGGGCTGTGCCACCCGAGCTATTCCAAGACACGTAGTCGCCAACCTTCAACTGATCAGGCTCTGCACGCTGAATTTCAGCATCCATAGCTTTCTCGTTGGTAGCTGGTTCAAATTCGAGTGGCTCGTAGCCGTTGTCCCTGAGCCACTCGCGTGCTTCGGCTGCGGTGAAACGACTGAGCTTCAAACGAATAGCTTGCAGCTCGGCTGTCCCATCCTTAATGCCGAAGATGAAGTCGACACCCGCACCACCCCGATCATTAGCCCGCCGAAAGCGGTCATATTGAGAAGGGTCACGCAAACGAGCTGCGTGTTCGTTCGGGTAAGGACGCTCGCCAAAGTCCCCGGAAGTCACATCGAATTGAAAAATGTCGATTGTGCCTTCCACAGGAACTTTGACACAGGCTGCCACAAGTCTATCGGCGAAGTTTTTTAGGCTTTCTTCCTACGACTTGGCGACTTAGCGCGAGCAGGTGGAGCAGCTTCAGGCTCGGGTGGAACATCCGGGGCCGACGGAGCCGCATCAAGGATGTCCTTGTCCAAAGTGACACCAGTGGACTGCGCAAGCTCTTGCTCGCGGGCCAGTTCGGTGACGTTGTCGTCGTAATCGCCGCCGGTGTAGGCGATGATCTGCGCCTTCGTCATGTAACCCGCCTGCTCGGCCTCGCGATAGGCCTTGACTTCCTTGAGGGGGTCAACCCAGCTCCAGCCACGAGCCATCCAACGAGGCGTCTCGTAGCGCTCAGGACGGCCTTCGTAGTCAGCAAAAGGCAGCTCGCCGCTGAGCACCGCAAGACCAAGCCACTCGCGGAAGATCCGCATGTGGAAGTTCTCAATCAGATAGTTCTGGATGACGCGCCAGTGCTCCCGATCTTCCAGTAGGCTCAGGCGGCTAGACGAGTAGTTGGTGTCGCTGAAGTCGCGGCTGAGCGTCTCGTAGGAGCAACCAAAGCCCGATGCAAAACGGCGGACCTTGTTTTTGACAAACATCTCGAACTGCTGGTCAGGCGAGCTGATGTTTGGAACAGTGACACTTTCCCCTGGTGAAAGGTACTTATACGTACCAGGTTCGAAGTCACTTACGCGCTGCTTGTTATCAATGTCGTCGGCGATCAGCTCGCCTTCGTTATTGGTGATGAAGCCCATGATCGAGGCCGCAACGCGAGCCCGGACCACAGCAGCCTCCTCATAACCCTGCAGCTGGTGGGCGTCGGCCATCACGCTGTGGAACCAGGGCACCCCACGGTTCTGACCGGGGCGCTCAGGCATAAACAGGTGAATGACGTCCGCAGCAGGGATAAAGACGTGCTTGTCGTTGCGCTGAGGGGCGTTTTGGAACCAGTAGTCGCCGGGGTGACGAGTAAGGAAGGCGTACCGCACGGGGCGGCCCCATTCGTTCACCTCAACGCCGTTGCGCCACTCATTGGTTTTGGCAAGCGTTGAACCTTGATACTCCTCGTCAAGCAGATCGCTCTCAAGGAGCTGAAGCGCCAGCGGCACCTTGGAGTTACCGAAGGGACGGCGAACAATGCGGAAAATCGCCTCACCAGACTCAGGAAGCGCTCCAGCAGCAAGCCACTCAAGCTGGTGGAAGCTGTAACGACCGCTGACGTCACAGTTCTCAGCGCGAGTCCACACTTCCCACTTGGACTCGATCAGCTTGTTGATCCGGTCGTCGCGCTTGTTGCCGCGAACCTGCTGCACCTGGGACTGAAGCTTGATGCCGGTGCCGACAACGTTGATTTGGGTGGTCCGCTTGGCCTGCCGCGCATAAGGGTTGTTGCGGACCATCTCGCGAGAGCGGTCGCGCAACTTGCGCAGGCTGGTGCGAATCTCAGCG